TAGAGCGCTATGTAATCCTTGGTCTTATTCATCCTGGTAACTCCAAAATACTAGTAGTGCTATGCCAATAATGGCCACAACAAGGCCAGCTAAGAATGCAAGTAATGAAATCAAAACAATATTGGTCATTGCTTGCCTTCCAGCTGGCGCACACGGTCTGCAAGCTCACGCACCAGGTCAGTCAGCAGCGCCACTTCCATCAACAACTTTGTTTCCCTGCTTGGGTTACGCAAGATCTCTTGCTTGACCTTGCTGTTGCGCTCAACCTGGTTGAATGCCTCTTGCTCTTCTGGTGTCTCAGTAAGAATGCTCAATGGGTATGTAATGCCAATTGGTTTTCTCATGTGTCTTGCTCCATCGCCCAATGCAATATGGCCAGGGCATCGGCCTCGTTGTCATCTGTTACTGGATGGCCTTTGGCCTGCATGGCAGCCACCATGGCATCTTTGTTTGCATTGCCTTTGCCAGTAGCATGGAGCTTGATAGTCCCAACTGGCACACCGCTGTAAGGGATCTGGTGGTGTTCGCACCAGGCAGTTAGCGTGGCCATCAAGCCACCATAGCAGTGAGCTGCATCAACTCCCTGGTGACGCCTTACCTCTTCAAAGTAAACCGCCTGGATCTCTCCAACGCTGCTCTTGATCTCACCGAGCCACTGCTTAAACCTGAGAAAGCGCATACCGCCACCTTCAAAGCGCTTTGGCTTGAGATCTACCCAGCCATGCACAACCTTGCCCTGCGTGAGTGCTGCCCAGCCAGTGCGTGTGCCTAGATCAATTGCTAGTACGGTGGTAATCAAAATACACCCTTCCTACGCATCTTCTCTACCCAGGCCTCGACTGCCTCGCACGGTGGATCGTATGCCTCGATATCGTCTGTCCACTCTAGCGCCTCGGTGATCACCTCTTCTGGAATATCTTCACCATCTTTGGCCATGTCTAACAGCTTGGTTGCCTCTTTGGGTGTCATGCTTGCGCTCCTATTAAGTTATTCAACCGCACACTCAGATCCGCATACTGCCTGGTCAACGTCTCTTGCAAGACCATATCAATCATCTGCGATCTGCTACGTGCTTGCGCCTTGCAGGCACGGTCTAGCATGATCAATGTCTCTGGCCGTATGCGTACAAAGATTGGCTGCTTTGGTGTTTTATTCATAGTCTGATGTAGGATGATTGCACAATGCAAGCGATCATATACGCTAGATCTACCAGGCTAAACTGGCATTAGGGTAAACACCTAGAAAATAGTTGATTTATTTGGGTTTAGAATACTCACAAGCGATATCACAGTGATATCGTGAACCACCGAGAAACAGGAGTTCGAACATGATTACGATTTTAGTTTATTGCAGATTACTACCAACCCCAGCATGGACAGAGTCACGTAAAGTTACTTTTGATCAATACCGTGAGATGGTTGCTTACATGGGTAAGACTGAGGGCATCACCTGGAAGGCGGTGTTCTAATGAAATACGTAGCCTACTACCGTGTATCTACCGCCAAGCAGGGTCACTCTGGCCTTGGCCTTGAGTCACAGCGCCAGCTGGTCAGCTCTTATGAGGCAGACATCATTGGCGAATTCACCGAGATCGAGTCTGGCAAGATCGACAACCGCCCACAGCTGGAGCTTGCACTTGATCTGTGCAGACGCAAAGGCGCAGCCATCCTGATCGCCAAGATCGACCGCCTCTCACGTGATGCAGCATTCCTCTTGACCTTACGCAAAGCAGGCGTGGACATCATCGCAGCTGATATGCCCAATGCTGGCACTCTTGAGTTCGGTGTTCGTGCAGTGGTTGCACAGCATGAGCGTGAAGAGATTAGCAAGCGCACTAAACAGGCCTTGCAAGCAGCCAAAGCCCGCGGGGTAGTACTGGGTTGCCCAACACCAGAGATCGGCTCTGCAGCAGGCAATGCTGCCATCCAGGCACGTGCTAACAGTTACGCTGACCGCATCGCACCAACCCTGCGTGATGTGATTGCTATCTCAGGCGCCAGCACCTTGCGTAACCTGGCTGCAGAGTTGTCTACTCGTGGCGTTCAAACTCCACGTGGTAACACCGAGTGGGCAGCCAGCCAGGTCAACGCCCTTATCAAACGTCTCAACATCAACCTCAAGGAGTTTAGTCATGCGTAAGACCACACCGTACAACACTGGCAAAGTGGCCATAGGCTCACGGTATGAGCCTGCCAAACGCCACACTATGTCGCTCGATGAATTACGCATTCAGGATTCATTGATAAATCCCCCAGTTAAATTGCTTGTAATGCCTTACGACAAAGCTATCTATGTGCTTGGTGTCGTGGCCTTGCTTGTTGTCTGGCTCACTCAGTAAGGGGCAAGCATGACCGTAGGACAAACCATACGTGACGCCCAGCTCAATCTATTTGAGCAGCGTGATGCAACCTTCCTGGCACGTGCGAGAGCGCTGGCCGTACAGATCTGCCAGGCACAAGGCAGCGTCAGCATCAATGACATTAGACAAAATCTTGCTCTGCCTGCAGAGATGCACCCATCAGTACTGGGTGCTGTCTTCAAAGGCAAGCAGTTTAAGGCCGTAGGTTTTACCGAGGCCAATCACCCGCAGGCTCACGCTCGCATCATCCGCATCTATCAACTCAAGG